GGAACGTCCCCAGCGACTATCCTTACTTGTGGTGCTGCAACCGAAACCACCATCATTGGTCTTAGTATCTCTAACATCGTAACTACACAAATTACTGTAGACGTACAGCTAGATGCTTCTAGTCGTACATCTGGTGCAGAAGATAGTGTGTACCTTGTTAAAGATGCACCGATTCCAGTTGGTGGTTCTTTAGTTGTAGTAGGTGGAGACCAGAAGGTGGTGTTAGAACCGGGCGATACTATTAAAGTAACATCCGATACTGCGTCATCTGCTGACGTTGTTCTCAGCCATCTTGATATTACATAAGGATTAGTTAATGGCATATCTTGGGTTATCACCGGCAGTGCAAACCACAGCAATGGCCTATCAGGACTTGACTGGTGGCACTGGCACGTCTTTTACGCTAGACTATCCTGTAGGTAATGCTGCGGAGATAGAAGTTTTTGTAAACAATGTCCGTCAGGAACCTACCGTTGCCTATACTGTAAGTGGCACTAGCTTGTCGATGACAGGCAGCATCGTTGCTACTGATGACTTCTATGTAAACTTTCAAGGTAAAGCCCTTGTGACATCAACCGGTGGCGGTGGTGGCGGTACATTCAAGGGCGAGAATGGTGAGATTAACGCTGGCGGTGGTGACATTTTCCGTGTGCATCAGCAACAGCTAGACACCGACACGACTATTGATGCAGACGAGAACGCATTGGCTGCTGGGCCATTGACAGTAGCAACAGGGGTAACGCTGACGGTAACAACCGGCGGTAATCTGGTGATAGCATGAGTGAATTACGCACAGACACAATCACAGCAAGTGATGGCACAAGTCCTGTCACTCTGACTAAGCAGAGTGCGGCAAAGGCGTGGGGTCACTTTGAGGGTGATGCGGCGACACCTGTCGTAGAGGACGGACTTAATTTCGCCAGTATCACGGATAGCGGTACAGGCAATTACGAGTGTAATTTTATCTCTGCATTAGCGAACACAACTTACGCCACCACACTTACAACCTCACAGGACAGATTTAGTAAAACGCAAGGAATAACAACTACTGCTGTTGGCATAGATACCAAAGACACATCAGTGACCTTATCTGATTCTGATGATGTGCAGTTTCATTTACACGGAGACCTAGCATAAAATGAGTGAGATAAAAGTAGACACCCTCACCGGCAAGACCTCCGCTGGTGACATCACAGTGACCTCTGAAGGCGGTGCGGCAACGCAAAGTTTGCAGCAGGGGTTGGCGAAGGCTTGGATACATTTTACGGCTGTGTCTTCACATACCATTAGAGGGAGTTTTAATGTCAGCACATTGTTGGACGTTGGTACGGGTGATTCGCAATACAATTTTTCAAACAATATGGCTAATGATGACTATTCTACTAGCACAACATCTTCGCATAATATAGGTGCAAGCGAAGGCTTTATTTCATATCTAACAGATGACCAATCCACAGCTAACACCAATGATATGCGTACTGTAAATGCTTCAAATTCTAGTTACGATGCACAGTCAGTTCATTCAGTGGTTCACGGGAGTCTCGCATAATGGCTGGAAAAATTATAGCAGATACGCTGGAACACAGCACCGCAGGTTCTCTGGATACGTCTTATGTGGTGAATGGTAGTGCGAAGTCTTGGATGAACCTTACTGGCACAGGTACGATAGCAGTAAATGACAGCCTAAATGTAACGTCTTGCACTGATGGTGGAACAGGACGCTATAAACCTCAATACACAAATTCATTTAGTAGCGTAAATTACACACCGCAAGGCATTGATGATAATTACGGCGTAGGTTGGGCAAACGCCTACACAACAGGCGAAGTGCAAAATGTTAGAGGCAACAACAGTTTCAGTGTATTGGATGCTGGTATTTTTTCATTTAGCGCACACGGAGACCTCGCATAATGACAACGACACCATCATTCCAAGGCACACACCTATTTGACCGACTATGCTGGGCTAAAGAAAACCTAGACGGTGTTCAGTCAGACTATCGTGTGGTCTATGAGGACAGCATTGACGAGTGCGCTAAGATACTTGTGCCTGACCCAAACTGGATGGCGTGTGCATTGCAGGGCGGTATCTTGCCACCTGTGTGGGTGTATCACGAACTGGCTAAAGATGAAGCACAACCAGACTTCAAGAAGCATACTCGTGGCTACCTGTTGCATAACACTGAGCCAGTAGATGCCATGACAGAAGAAGAAGCTATCGAATACCTAATTATGAAGGACTGCCCACAGTCTGTATGGCAGACATGGGATGAAGGCAACAAACCTAAGATGGTTATCTGCCGCAAAGAACAGCTTCCAGCATCACGTGAGTGGCGCAATGCTTGGAAGATTACTGAAGAACTAAGCGTCACTGATTTAGCAGCATGAGGAGAAAACAATGGCTGTAACAACATACATCGTAGATAAGGACGGCAATCAGATTGATGCTTCAACTGCAACTGTCCCTGCTGACCGTGCCTTTCGTGGTGCATGGTCATTGAGTGGCAATGTCATTTCAGAAGACATGACTTCTGCTAAAGCAATCTTCAAGGACAAGGTTCGTGAAGTTCGCAAACCACTGCTAGATGCAGAAGACGTAGTGTACATGAAGGCACTAGAAGCTGACGATGCAACTGCTAAAGCAGCATCTGTAGCTAAGAAAGCTGCACTTCGTGATGCACCTGCAGCGGCTGCTATTGATGCAGCTACTGACATTGCAAGCCTCAAGGCAGCTTGGGATGCAGACACACTTGGTGATAGCCCTTACGCATAAGTTAATGGAGTCCGTGAATGGCACTGTCTAAAATACAAAATAACAGTTATACAGATACTGCTGTTCACGGACAGCGTAACCTCATCATTAACGGTGGGTGTGTCATTGACCAGAGAAACAATGGCGCAGCTATTACAAGTTCTGGATATGTAGTTGATAGATTTCATTATCAAAATGATAGTGACGCAACATTAAGTTTACAACAGAGTTCAACTGTTCCCGATAACTTTGCTAACTCTATCTCAGTTACAGTATCAACGGCTGATGCTAGTGTTGGCACTACACAATACTCAATGATTACCCAACGAATTGAAGGGTACAATATTGCTAATCTTGGATGGGGGACATCTGCTGCCAAAGCCGTTACACTTTCTTTTTATGTGCGGTCTAGCGTAACAGGTACATTTGGTGGTGTCCTAAATAATTCTGACTCATCTCGCAGTTATCCGTTTACATACTCAATATCCTCTGCGGATACTTGGGAAAAAAAGACAATAACTATTGAAGGCGATACAAGCGGAACTTGGAATACTACAAACTCTAGCGGTATTCAGCTACGATGGGCTTTTGGTATGGGTTCAACTTATGTTGGTACTGCTGGTTCTTGGTCGGGCAATTTATACTTTGGCGCAAGCGGTGCAGTAAATTTAATTTCTACGTTGAACGCAACCTTCTACATTACAGGCGTACAGCTTGAAGCAGGAGATGTAGCCACACCGTTTGAACATCGGTCGTTTGGGGATGAGTTGGCTAGGTGTCAGCGGTATTATGAAAAGACTTACCCCTACGCAACCACCCCCGGAACAGCGTCTTCATACAATACTATAACTGCGTTGGGTATAGCTGGTATGGATGAAGAAACTAGCGGTCAGCGATATATAACATATCCTTGGAGGGTTGAAAAACGCACCGCACCAACTCTTACAATATATGACCAAGCTGGCAATAGCGGCAAAGTTACAACCCTAGATAATGCAGGAACCCAGACCCATAATGTTGGCGTTGGCTTGGCTTTTGCTGGGACATATGTAATGGGGGCTGGTCCAGCTAATAGTGCTATTTGGGGGCTTACCTTCTTTTGTGTAGGCGATTCGGAGTTATAGATATGGATGAGATAAACATTACAGCCGCAAAGTACCTTGCCAATAATGGCGAGAATGTAAACATTGAGTTTACAGTGGATGGAGTTACTATGCACACCCCCCTCGACCCAGCCAACCGCCACTACGCAGAAATTATGCGCCAAGTCAAGGCGGGTGAATTAACTATACAGGAAGCTAACTAATGGCATACATAGGTAAATCCCCACAAAACGGTGTACGTAACCGCTACCTCTACCAAGCCTCTGCTGGTCAAACTACCTTCACTGGCAGTGATGCAGATAGCAAGACACTGACCTACACAGATGGCCTGTACGTTGACGTGTATCAGAACGGTGTGCTACTCAAGCCTGTCACTGACTATACCAGC